TAGGGCCTCCTGAGACGTTGCGAAACGTTTCGAATAACCAAAGACGAGGTGTTAAATTATGAGTGATAGGGATCGCTTTCGTGAAAGGGCCATTGCCCAACTTCCTTCCTTTTATGGTAACACAAAGGGAATTAAGCTTAAGGCAGGTGGTAAGATTGGGACGATATTTGAATATCGCTCCAATGGCACCACTTTATCCGCAACAGATAAACTGTTGACCGGGACCCCGAACGATTCCCTCTCCCGTGAGCGTACGTGGGATACATTACATGATCCCCCGTACCTCAAGGGTGGGCCGTTCAAAAATGTGAAAGTGACCCTTCCTGCTGGAAGGCAGGTTTGGAGGGGTCGTTACCCCGGTAATACTCGTAGAGAGTATGTCGGAGCGTTTCAACCCTTCATAACCAACGTAGGCCCCCAATATAGCGAATTTGCTACATATGGGGGTCCTAATTTGATTGCCTTTCCTTCCACTTCACCATACCATAACAAGGCCTGGGATTTACTCAGACCTAAATTAGAAAGAGCTGGATTCGCTCAATTCGTTTATGAATTGAAGGATCTTCCTGGTATGTTACGCACGTCAGCTAAGGGCTTCCGAGAAGCTTGGTTGTCCTTAGGTGGCCGCGATGGCATTCCAATCATGCAACCTAAATCTGTTGCAGATCACTTTCTAAACCACCAGTTTGGGTGGGTACCGTTTATCAACGACTTGCTAAAGTTCTATGATACTTACGAGAATTCTCGCAAGTATTTGGACCGTATGGTCCAAAACAATGGCCAGTTCGTAAAACGGCGCGTTATGGTCGATAGTACTTTTTCAGTTAGTCCCCTGCAATTAATTGCAGGACCTTCAGTCGAACCATCCGGTTTTGATATGGATGAATTCGTCTCGAAGCAAACTGTTAATGGTAGCCTCTCTAACGGCCTCACCTATACTGAGTCAGTTGTTAAAACTGATGTATGGGCTGTTGGTTCCTTTAGATACTACCGTCCGGAGCTTGATTCTACTCTTAAAGGATTTTCATCCTCATGGAGTAACACGAAGAGGCTTTTGCTTCTCTACGGTGCAAGAATCAATCCAGAAGTACTATGGAAGATTACACCATGGTCTTGGCTTGTTGACTGGTTCTTTTCCCTTGGCCGCAATATTTCCATTGCGAATGCCTGGGCTTATGACGCAGTCGTCGCCAAGTATGCCTACATCATGCTTCACCAGACTCAAGACATACGCCAAACTGGCACTATGTTTTTTAAGAATGGTGCCCGAGTTTATTCTCTAAATAGAACTTTGGAGACTAAGCAACGGGTAGATGCGGGCTCGCCTTATGGTTTTTCTCTGAATTGGAGTAATTTAACTCCAACTCAATATGCTATCCTTGGTGCGATCGGGATTACTCGATCAAACTTTGGATAACGTCATGGTAGTCTTGGACCGGGAAGAGAGATGATGAACCTCTTCCTTACTATCATGGTTAACCATCCATAACCTAGGAGGTCAACCACAATTGTTTTCCGATCCACAATCCATTACCGTTAATGCGGTTGCTCAGAGCATGCCTCGAGTTTCCCAAAGCGGACTTGCGTCCGTTTATAAGAAATCCGATGGGACATATCGTCTTGAGATATCCCATCAGACGACGACACAAAATCGTTCACGGAATACCACTAGTGGTATTCAAACCGTGAAGCAGACTGTGATTCGTTCGCTCGTACGTTTTGTTAAACGTGCTATCGTAGCCGATCCGGTCTCATCGACCAATGACTACGAAGAGCTCGTGGTTCAACTTGTCGTACAACGCCCAGAAGTGGGCTTTACGATGGTTGAACTTGAGCAAGTTTGGGCCGGGTTTGTAGCCTGGGCCAACACCGCGACAATCGATAAGGTCTACGGCCTTGAGTCGTGACCTTCCTGAGAGCCAGCAATGGAAGCAAGTTCTTGATGATGATGAGATTAAACTCTCAATCATCAATCAGGTTCTTACTCTTGATTACGAGGATCTCTTAGAGGTCTATCGGATCATTTCTCTCAAGTCCGAAGAAATTCGAACAAAGGAGTAGACTTATGAAGCTTAAAACGCTTCTTAGTGCTATCTCTGAGATTCAGAAAACTCTGACTCTCTTAGAAGCGCAAGGTTTACACAATAGGAATTTGGGAAAAGCTCTGGAAATATCTGGAGCTATTCTTGACCCTCTTGTGACCACGTCTTCCAAGACGGAAACTAAAAATAAGTCACCGAAACGTAAGAGTTAATCTCAAGCGTTCGTGTCGATTGGGGTATCGGATTGCCGATGCCCTTTTGGGCATCGGGAGGATTACAATCGTGGCTTGAAGGCGACCTTCTCGAAAGAGAGGACACCTTGAAAAGCAACGAGGGTGTAAACCCAAGTGACTACCTGAGGGTGGTGGAATGCATCTATTTAGATGCTACCACCAGGTGTTCCGCCGACGTCTCTGATTTACGTGATCTACAAACTATTAGATCACGAGTTGAAGATCAGGGTTTATCGTTCTTGACGATCACCCTACCTCAGTTCTGTAAAGACTTCGAGAGAAGTCTAGAACTCGGTTTTGTTGACTCAAAGCTCTTCCTAGGTTTTAGGAAGTGCCGATCAATCCCTTCATTTTTGAAAGGTATGATCAGTCATGTCTTCAACTTAGAGACTGGGAGGATTATCGATGATCAAGATAGTTTTGATTCAGGCGATATCTCCAATTATATTGATGCTATTAGACAAATTTGTCTGGCATTCAAGAAATTTGAGATTCCCTGTACCCCCGAAAGGGAATACAAGGCGCTTCAAAACTTCATCGAAGTTGAGCGTTCCTTTAATGATTTCCAGATTTCCGCCGAAGATGCAGTTGATTTTATCTCTGTATCTTCTGTGCTCTGGGACTCTTGCCTACGCAATATATGCGTGGACGAGTTGGTCCCTAGGCACGGTCCCGGACAAACTTCCGAGCGAATTTTTGGTAATGCTAAATTCGAGTGGAAGTTCTGGCATCGGCGTCTTGAGCCTTTCTTCCCTCTTGTTGACTCGGCTTTTCCAATATCTATTGTGGAAAGCCTTGACAACTCAGAGGAGCTCAATAGTGTGACGCTTCTTGATCGATACAATGAGATTCCCGTAAGGGTATGTCCTGTACCGAAAACATTAAAGGGCCCAAGAATCATTGCGATTGAGCCTTGTTGTATGCAATATGCACAACAAGGGATTCGGGACGTTCTTTACGATCGTATCGAATCCAATAGATTTTCTGCTGGTCACGTAAATTTCCGTGATCAATCAGTCAATCAGCGCTTAGCGCTTGATTCCTCGATTGACGGTCGATTAGCAACGATCGATTTGAAAGATGCTAGTGATCGCGTTCCGCGATTCCTTGCTCTTTCTATGTTTCGATCAAATCCTGATTTACAGGATGCGATTGACGCATGTCGTTCGAGATATGCAAAAATGCCTGATGGATCCATTATTGGTCCATTAAGGAAATTTGCATCTATGGGTAGCGCTCTTTGCTTTCCAATAGAGGCCATGTACTTTTACACTATATGTGTAATGGCCCTTCTAAAAGAAAGCGCTCTCCCAGTAAGTCCGAGAAACTGTTTTAATGTTTCTCGTGACGTGTACGTCTACGGGGACGATATTATCGTTCCCTCGACGAGTGCGGATATTGTCCTGGCTTACCTTGCTAAGTACAACTGCAAGGTAAATTCTGACAAGACTTTCTATCGTGGAAACTTTAGAGAGTCTTGCGGTGTTGACGCGTATCGTGGGTCGGTTGTAACGCCGATCTACGTTAACACGCCTCAACCGAAGGACAAGCGACAATCCAGTTTTTGTGTATCGTGGGTTGCCACGGCTAACCTCTTCTATAAGAAGGGTTATCTGCGGACAATGCACCATTTGTTTACACAAGTGGAAAAGGTACTGGGGGCATTGCCCTCCGTATCCGATACCTCTCCTGGATTGGGCCGTAACTTTCCGTGGTCTCCTGCTAAACGAAGGTTTAACAAGAGATACCATCGCCTTGAAGAAAGGCTATGGGTCCCACGTCCGGTTTATCGCACTGATAAGCTGGAGGGTTACGCCGCGATGCAAAAGTGTTTCCTAAAGCTGAGAGACTTGAAAAACCTCTCTGTTTCTAGGGACGTTCGGCATCTCGAGCGCTCTGCAGTCTACGGAGGACTTGCACTAACTCTCCGTTGGGTTGCTCCCTCATAGGGAGCTATTGAGTCGTAAGACTCTGGTGGGGACACAGTCACTAGCCATCG